TATTACTTAAATCAGTTGGTGATTCTCAAGTCTACTCAGTAACAGTTAATGGTACTGCTTATACATATACCAGCGATAGTACAGCCACAGCTGATGAGATCTTAACTGGACTTAAGTCAGCAATAGATGGTGGAAGCATCTCAGGTCTAACCGTAACTAAACTAGATACCTCTTTAGAGTTAAGTAGAACAAGTGCCTTCACTCTTACAGGTAAAGGTGGTTCAGGTAATGATCAGCTTGTTACCTTCCAGAATCAAGTTGCTAACGTAGCAGCTCTACCAGATAAGTCAGTACATCAGGTGCAGGGTTTTGGCAAGAGTATGTAGCTCCAAATGTATCAGTAGGTTTAACAGCCTCAACGATGCCTCATGAGTTAGTTAATACAGCAACCAATACCTTTGTATTTCAACCAATCAGTTGGACTGAAAGATTAGTTGGTGATGATACAACAAACTCACACCCTAGTTTTGTTGGCAAAAAAATTCAGCAGTCTTTCTTCCACAGTAGTCGCCTTGGATTCTTAACAGATGACAACGTATCTCTAAGTCAGGCTAATGAGTTCTATAACTTCTATCACATATCTGCTTTAACACAAGTAGCCAGTGATCCAGTTGACCTAAGCACATCAAGTATCAGACCAACCCTACTAACAGGTGTCTTACCTACAGCTCAGGGTTTGATCTTATTCAGTAAGAACCAACAGTTCTTAATGTTTGCACCTAATGGTTTATTCACACCTACAACCACAATTATTCGTGGTATCTCAAACTTTGAGATGGATATAAATATAGATCCTGTAGACAATGGAACCAATATAATCTTCGTCAGTAAGACCCCCAGTTACACGCGAATCTATCAGATGACCACATCAGGTCAAGAGATGAATCCAAGCGTTGTAGACATCGGTAGAGTGGTCTCTGAGTGGGTTCCTGATACTGTTACTAATCTATTAGCTAGTCCTCAGAACTCGTTCATAGCAATGTATGGTCCTACTAAACAGGACATATATTTCTACCGTACATATAGCAACGGAAGAGAAGAGACTATGCAGTCTTGGTTTAGATGGTCTTTACCAGGAACTGTTCAAACAGTAGCTGTTGATTCAGATGTTATGTATGCGGTCACTATGCAAGGTGGTCAATACACACTTGTTAGTGCAAGTATGAATCAAACTCCAGAGGAAACAATTCTTGTTAACTCTCTTGGAGAGAAAATGAATCCTTGTGTTGACTTATATGCAACAGCTAGTTCAGTTGTATATGACACCAGTGATCCTGTTAATCCATTCTCTAAATGCTATATACCATTCAACAATGTCTCAGGGTTAACGCCTGTCATTGTTATTGCTAGTACAGCTGCAAGTTTATCTAACCCTACTTATGTTGAATCAGGATTTACCACTACTCCTACTGTCGGTACAGATGGTACTGGTACATACTTTAAGGTTCCATATAAAGATCTAAGTGCTACTGCTGTTGCTGCTTTAGTTATTGTAGGGTTTAAATATACGATGGATGTCTCTTTACCTAAGACATACTTTAGGTTAGATCCAGAGGGTAGAAGATCTGATTATGCATCATCATTAACCATAGCTAGATATAGATTCTCAACTGGTTTATCAGGTGTATTAGGTTTCAAGCTAAAGAGAAAAGGAACTACAGATTATACAGACGTACATGCAGTAGCAGAAGCTAACTTCTATATAGCTAACGACGTACCACTAGCAGATCAATCAGTAGTTAACGTACCAATACATCAGAAGAATGAGAACTTTGATCTGAATGTATTTAGTGATTCACCCTTCCCCGTATCACTTACAGCAATGATGTGGGAAGGATATTATTCCCCCCGATTCTATAGACGAGTATGACCACCCTATTATTAGTTAAACCAAATGATATACCAAGACTTTGGGATCAAGTTAAACCATTAGTTGATAAAGCTTTAAAACATACAGCTGGTGAAATAAATTCCAATGATCTATTAAAAGTACTACTTGCTCGTAAGAATCAATTATGGGTTGGAGTAGATGAAACTGGTGTGTTAGCAGCTGGTATAACTGAGATTAATACATATCCACAGAAGAGAGTCTTAAGGATAGTTACATGGGCTACTAGGTCTGGTAAGGATCAAGAGCTATGGAATGAAGCATTATCCAATGTAGAACACTTTGCAAGAGAGAATGATTGCAACCTTATGGAAGCATATGCAAGAAAAGGTCTTGCTAAGAAACTCAATTGGAAAAGTGAATTAGTAATCATTACAAAGAATCTAGAGGATTAACCTATGGGTAAGAGTTCAAACAATAAACAAATAGAGTACCAAAGAGAAGCTGCTGATAGAGCCTACGAATACGACATGAAGGTGCATGAGCACCAATGGGGTATGGGAATGAAGGGTCCAGATGGTCAGCGGTATGGCTATGCTTTAAGTAAAGATAAAGAAGGTGCTAACTGGGACGCAGACAAAGAAGAATGGAGATATACTTCAAGAGCTGATTTTATTGCTAAAAATCCAAACTTACAAAGACGTAGTGGAACTGGATGGGAGGAGAATTATGGTGTATGGCAATCACGTGTTAACTATCATGGTAGAAATGTAGATAAAGTTTTAGATTTTTCACAATACGAAGATGAAGGTTTGATGTGGCAAAAGCATCAACAGCAACTTGATCAACGTCGATTAGATGAATCATCAACTAGAGCCTCTAGGGAATATCAAGATGCAACTAACTTACAATCTTGGGGATATCAAGAAGACTTAAGTAGACAGCAGCATCAACTACAATTAAATGCGTTTAATAAATCTGCCCAAACAAAAGCTGCACAGTTAGCTATTAACCAAAGGGTTCTTGCTACTGGACAAGACAGAGAAATAGCAGTCTATGATGAAGCAATTCAGCAACAAGGTTTTGAAGATCGTAGGTTAGCTCAAGAGTTAGCAGAGGTAGTTGGTACACTTGGATATGATCAAGATAAACTATGGGAAGCTTTTGGTATATCTGAACTTGATGCTATTGACAAACAAAATCAATTAGATGCAAGGTATAGACAAGATGTTGCACTTGGAAACCTAGACACAAGGCAAATCCAAAATGAGTTAGATGGTAATCTAAAACAATTAGATAATCAGATATCTCAATCTGCTAGACGTTTAACTGCATCTACTAAAAAAGCAGGTACTGATACTACCGCTACACAGATCCAAGGTGAACAAACTAGATCTGAACTTCTTACTGAAAGTCAAAGACAAGACCTATCCATCAAAGGTAAGGAGAGAGCTGCAGGTACTGCTATTGGTCAAGCTCAATTAGATCTAAAGAATGTTGGTGGTTCTATTGGCTTTGCAAAAAGTAAAGCATCTAGAGACTTTCTATCAAGAGAGAGTGCTAGTAGGTATGAAAGTGCAGCCGCTGGTCTAGAACTACAAGAAGCCAAGCAAAGAAGTGACTACGAAAGAGATCTTCTTAACAGAGAACTAGGAGAACTTAAAGCTAACAATGCTTTTGAACTTACTAAGTTACAGGTCAACTCACTTAAGCAAGCTGGTGAAGCTGCTTTAAGTCAGTCTGGTAGATCACAAGCTAAAGCTGTTATAGGCTTTGCTGCAGCTGCAGGTAGACAACAGGCAGCTTTAGTTAGCTCAGTAACAAGAGCTGAATCTCTAACACAAAGAAAGATTAGAGAAAGCAAGCTAGGTAAACTCAACGCTATCCAAAAAGCTGCTATGAAAGAGCAGAAAATAAGTGAAGATAGATTAGCCAGTCTTGCTACTCTTACCTCTACTCTTGGTGAAGCTGATAGAGAACTTGGTATAGCAACTGAGAGGACAGGATTAGAAGTTGGTGGTATCCAAGGTGAGGTCCAGACTGCTAAGGAATTAGCTTCTTTAGCTCAGGGACAGATCCTTAAGGATTTACAATTTCAGAATGAGAAGACAGCTAATAATTTAACGGCTATATCAGATCAACTAACAGATGAACAGTACTTAGCTCAATTAACTCAATCAGGATTAATTGATCGACAAGGTATTGAGAAGTCAGCTGCACAAGTTGAGCTTGATCGAATCATGAATAGAACTGGATATGCAAAAGAGATGCTTAGCTATGACACAGATACAATATCCAGACAAAGAACTGCAGAGAGATTAAAGACTACAAGTGCTTCTAACTTTATCCAGACTCAAAAAGGCTGGACTAATGTAACTAAGAACTTAGATGCAGACATAGCAGATGCTAATAGAGCTGGTGCATTAGGAAGTAGAGATGCAAACATACAAGACTTATTAATACAGAAAGACGTAGCTGATGAAAGAGCAGAGGCTATGGCAATGTTACACCCAGGATCAAGAGTACAGATACCAAGACCTGAATCACTGCCAGTAGAACAATGGAATAAGATCCTTAGTCCTGAACCTGCACCTGGACCAATACTCGGAGCAAAGATGAGTTACGACGGAGTTGATGCTTTAGATGTAATAGGAGGTGTTGGAGCTGGAGCGTTGGCAGGGGTTGGTGCTTATTCAGCAATGGGAGGTGCAGCAGCAGGTGCTAGTGCAGGTACTATGGCTACCGCTAGTGCTGTTGCTTGGCCAGTCGGTGTTGCTATAGCTCTTTATTCAATATTTGGTTAATTAATTACCTACAAATAACAAATGGCTTATAGAGCAAGATCCTCTCAATCGTACGCGAGAGATAGGAGAAGGGGGTTTAACCCCCCAATCTTGCCTGATGTCTCAGAGAAGATGCTCCGTGAAGGAGAACGTACTATACGTAGTAAGGCTGATGCATTTCAGGCAGAGATAAAGAACAGAGAGGACATCTCTGACAAGATGAGGGAGAACTGGCAACTAGAAAGAAGGTCGGAAGCTGAAGCTTTCAACTTTGAAATGGGTGTAGAAGATGCCTATCGTGATGCTGAACTCCAACACTACAGAACAGCTATTAATGATGTAAAAGTCAAACAAGCTGAATGGGAAAGGAATAAAGAAACTAGAGATGCCATAGTTGAGATGATCCCTCAAGCTATACAGGCGTATGGTCAGTTTGATCAGGCACGTGTAGCTGCAATGGAGAAGGAAACTAAACGTGTCATGACGATGTTTCCAGGGACAGCGGATGAGAAAAGACAATTACTTGTTATTGCTAATTCAACTGGAGACACACAGAAAAAAATAAGAGAGATATTAGATCGAGATCACATCGCTCAACATATAGCTCCTGAACAGCGTAAATATTTAGAGAATCTTAGTGGTAGAAGATTATTATTAGCTCAACAATGGCATGTAAGAAATACTGCTGGACCTGCTTTTCAAAAGTTCTTAGCGGAGAACATTACTAGAACTTTTCCACAAGAAGATGGTACATCACATACACTTACATCTCTTAAAAATAATGGTACTTTAACTCAATTTAATAGTGCTATAAAAGAGTTAGAACGTGATTTTATAAGTAGTACCTATGGTGATAAATCTCATATCCTACTCAATGAAGAATTAAAACCTATCATTGATAAGGTAGTTGGTGATTATAGAAAGGTTGTAGCTTCTAACCAGCGTGAAAGGATTACTCAAACTGTTGCAGAGGGTGATTTACTAGAGTCTGTAACAGCATTAACAGGTCATGAATATACAGATGTAGGTGAAGCTGTAAAGGCATCACTAAACATCATGGCTGGTGGTAATAGAGAATTTATAGCTGAAAAGAAAGATCAAATGATCAACGCTTATAATGCGTTGGCAGGAGTACCAAATAGTGCAGTTACGAGAGAAGTTTGGGAAAGAGCTAGAAATAGTACTCTTAATTTGAACGGTCAACAAGTACCATTCGACACCTTTTTTGCTAATCAAAATTTAGCTGGTGTTAATAGGCAATTAGATATAAGAGAAGCCGCTGAGTATGAGGCGAGACAAGACAGAATAAAAGCTTATAACGGTGCAGCTCTAGGCAACTGGAGTAATCGTATTGCTACACAGGGTCTTCAGACAGAAGAACAGAAAGCTATATATGAACATCAGACTTGGACAAGTAAAGGACTTCCAGTACCAGATGGTTGGAAAGGGTATAAAACTGTAGAGCAAGTACAAGAGACTTTTGAGGAATCTGAATTAACAGGTCTTTATCAATCAGAGAATGGAATCACTTGGCAATCACTAACCAGTGGTAGATATAGTAAAAGAGCTATTGACAAATGGGGAAAGTCTTCAGTTAACGGACCTGAGTCCTTAGATGAGAAATATCGTAAAGGTAGTCTATTTGCCTTTGGTCAAAAGATTAAAGGACATGCTGGAGAAATTGTTGGTGATGACCAGATAAAGGGTGAAGTAAAAGATATAATCACCCTAGCTGAAAAAAGGATCAAAGAAAATTACCGATTAAATATTGGTAAGTTTCCTACTAATCAAGAAGCTTGGGATCATGCTGTTCAGAAAGAAGAAGACTTACTGAAGGCAGATGATGATATCTACGAAAGACTTAAACATCCTGACGGGAAATTAAAGTTTAATAATGGTGGGTTTAAGCGTCTTAAGCAAGGTATAAATCCTAACTTAAGAGCAGATGAATACTTAGATAAGGCACGTACAGAACCAGAGAGATTCCTTTTAGATGGAACTCTCCATGATGATGATCTACGTGGATTAGAGATGATGAGACTAGGTGGTGAAATGCCTGGGTTCTTAGGTAACTTAGATGTTGCTTATCCAAATTTAAGTCCTCATGAAATAGCAAATATCTTCTTAGATAGAGCTGGTAAGAAACCAATCCAAGCTCCAGGTATGGCAGGGTTAGCACCTTGGCTACCACAAGAGGGAGGTATAAAAAGGTTAGTTACTAATAAACCTAATCTAAGTAAGACTGAAAGATGTCTAAGTAAATTCCCACAAGGAAAAGATAAGCCACTCATCCTTAGAGCTTGTCAAAGTAAGAAGGCTGTTAATAAGAGTGAAGATCCTTATACCTACTTTGAAGTTAATGGTGTCCAAACAGAACTACCTGAGAACTTCACTGCAGATGCTTATGTAAATCAGGGAAGAGATAACCCAGATGATCAGGCTGAGGTTGGTGCTTATCTATTTAAGTTCAGTGATATCTTAAATGCTATCAACAAAGGATGGATATTACCTAATGAGATATTAGGTGAAGAACAGTTAGACAGAATTCAACTTGAATCTATCTATGACAGAACAAGCAAACTTCATGTCAACGGTCAGGAGATTCCAGGTGTAGGTCATTCATGGCTACCTACAAAAGCTAATAAAGCATTGAAATTTGATTTCGGTGATGAGTTTGATCAAGCAAAACTCATACCATTATTCGGAGGTGTGTGATGGATTATAGAGATAGTTTTTATGAGAAACACGATGCTCATGTAGAGAAACTCGAAGAGCAACAACGTCAGCAAAAAGAAGCTGAAGAGAATGAAGCCTCCTTAGTAGATGCAGTAGACCAGAATGAAAAGGACATACCAGAGGTAAAGGAATCCAAAGGTTTTAAATGGATGCCTGATGCTGGTGAGAACAGACCTGCACATGAAGGTGAAGTAGGTAGAGCACTTGTTGGTGGAGGTATAGACCTTTACAACAGTGTTGTCTCAATACCTAAGTTCTTCGATAAGAAGTTCTATCAACCAAGTGATCCATTAAACCCATATAAGTATGAGTCACCACTTTTAATTAATCACAACCCCATAATGAAAACTCAATGGGGAAAGTTCTTACGTGGTGCTAGTGAACTTGTTGGTGGTGTTATGGCTACTGGAGGTGTTGCATCTGGTGTACCTGTACTGAAAGGTGCAATGCTTGGTGCTTCCAAGACAATGAAAGGTAGAGCACTATTAGGTGCTGCACAAGGTTTCACATACGACATAATCAGCAATCAATCCCAAGAAGGGAATATGACTGCTGCTCTAATTGAATACCAACCAAAGTTTGCTCCTTTGTTAAGTCACTTTGCGACTACAGAGGATATGTCACCAGCAATGAAATCTTTCATGAATGGTTTTGAAGGTATAGGTGCTGGTCTAATTGGAGATGTCTTCTTAGAAGGTGCTGGTTGGGGTTTACGTTCTTTATCAAAGGATGGTCAGAAAGCACTTAAGACAGTTAAAGCTCAAAGTAAACTTGATAAAGCTATTAAGAGTAGCAGTGATGTTGAGTACAAAGCTAAGACTGCTGATATAGAGAAGGCTGCAAAGAAAGCATATAAACGTCGTAAGACTGAAGTGGACTGGGATCAGCTAACTAATGAACAACAGCTGAACTATATGCAAAGTGTTGCTGACAAAAGAAACCTTGACTGGGGTGAAGAAAGAAACCTTAGTCGTAGGATGGTTAAGCAAGATAAAGCAAATAAAGAACTAGCAGTTCAACAGTTAGAACAAGACGTAACTAAAGGTAAACCAAGAACTAATCCTGCCTACTACAAAGGTGGTGATATATCTGATAACCAAGCATTATCAAGTTCCTCTAAACCTATGAAAGGTGTTAGAGACATGATAGAGATCAGAAACAAAACTGATCAAAAGTATGGTTCTCCTAGAGGTACATTAACTGAAGCAACAATAAGAAAGCTTGAATACAACGCTCCTGGTACATCACTTAGAGAAAGAGATGCACTAGCTAAAAAACTAGAAGCTGACCCTGCCTATCAAAAGATTTATGGTGGTGCTATGCCAGAGGCAATCAGTGAGGATCTTGCTGAAGCACAACTTGATCTAGCTAGGTTTGTTAATGACAGCGGTCATAGCAGATTGATTGATATAGATCAGGAAGATGTTATGAAGCACATCAAAGCCAAAGATGCTAATAAAGAAACAGTCATTGAAGGCTTAGGTGTACTAAATAAATCTCAGTTAATTGCAACAGATACTGTGCTTGGTCAAATGCTTTACGAAGCAAGAGACTTAGCTAAAGCAGCTCTAAGTGTTAATGATCAAATTGATATAGCTGCTGATGGTTCTGTATTAGATGGGATCTTATCTCGCTATGCAGGTATTGCAAGGATGAGAAAAGAAACCAGTTTATTATCTAGTTTTGAATTAAGGAAATTCAACTCAGGTGCTAAAGATACTATTGAACAAGCTGATATACGTGGTAAGGCATCCGACGCTGCAGCAAATGAGATAGCTTCATTTAAGAAGTTATTGAAAGAAGATGTAGACGATGACTTGATGGAGACATTTCTACACTTCACAGCTGTATCAAATGGTAGTAAGCAAGGATTTAAAGACTTCACGTCCTTCATGAAGAATAAACTTCATGGATATAAAGACGGTAATAAATACCAACGTAATGCAATCATCAATGAACTACAGACTATGGGAGTTAATTCCATGTTGTCTGGTCCTAAGACTCCAGTACGAGCATTAATAGGTACTGGTTTAGGTACAGTAATGCGTCCAGTAGCAACCATCATTGGTGCTATGGGAGACGCTCAAACAGTACGTGGTGCTTTCTCTTCATTAGGTGCGATGGTTGATGCAAGAAATGATGCTTGGAGAAAAGCTGTAGCTGACTTCCAGTCATACACAATGCATGAAGAAGGTTTTAGAGGTTTTACCCAAACCAAAGGAGATAAAGATTGGAGTGCGTTAGGTTCGTTCTTTGAGAAGCATGGAGACTTTAAAGATCAAGCTGCATATCACATAGCAGATCAACTAAGAGGAGTTAATAAACTACCTTTCCTTAACTATGGTCCTCGTACGATGAAGGCTATGGATACTTACTTTACCCAAATCATAGGTAGAGGAAGGTTAAGGCAAATAGCTTTTGATGATGTATGGGATAGAGCAAAGATCTCTAATAAGAACTTATCTGATCAAGATTTTGATGAGCTAGTTAAAGCTGCTGAAGGTCACTTTGAAGGTAAGGTCTTTACTAAAGATGGACAAGTCTCTGATGAGTTGGCATTGTTTGCTGCTGATGAAGCAAAGCTTACAGCTGATTTACAAGGATTTGCTAAGGAAATGGATGTAGCATTTGACAAAATGCCATTCCTTAGACCGTTCTTCCTGTTTGCAAGAACAGGTGTAAACGCATTAAAGATGACCTCTAAGTACACACCAATTCTTAATAACTTTATTGGTGAGCACGTTGACATCATGACTAAAGCTTGGGATGACCCTGCAATGCTTAAGTATGGAATTAAGAGTCAACGTGATCTTGAGTTAGCTAAGTCAGTCATGAAAGGACGTATGGCTATTGGATATGGCTTTACATCCATGGCTGCAATAATGGCAGTCAATGGTCAGATCACAGGTAATGGTCCTCCAGATAGACGACTAAAGAACTCATGGATGCAAGCTGGATGGCAACCCAGATCAATCAAGATTGGTGGTAAGTATATTAGCTACGAAGCAATAGAACCTTTCAATATGTTCTTTAGTTTCATGGCTGATGTAGTTGATGCTCAATCAGTTATGGGTGATACATGGGCTGGTAATCATTTTGGTAAAGCGTCTTATCTAGTTAGTGCAAACATAGTTAATAAGTCATTCCTAGCTGGTCTGATGCAATTACAAGATCTACTAACCAGCCAAGGTGGTGATGCTCCACGTGTTGCTGCTAACTTTGTCAATAATCAAATCCCTCTATCTGGTTTAAGAAATGAGGTAGGTAAGGTTCTATCCCCAGGTATGAGAGAGTTAGAGTCTGGATTCTTACAAAGTATAGGTAATAGGAACCTTTGGGCTGATGTTTTAACTAACGGGGAGATCATTCCATATAGGTACGACATTTTAAATGGTGAAAAAATAAGAGATTGGGATCCTGTAACTAGGCTTTCCAATGCAATCTTGCCTTTCAACATCAATGTAGGTACTAACCCAACTAGAGAATGGCTGTTTAGAAGTGGAGTAAACTTCAAACAAACATTTAATACTGGTCCTGATGGTCAGAGCTTAGAGGGACACCCAAACCTTAAGTCTCAATATCAGTTCTATTTAGGTCAGCAAAACGTAGAAGCTCAACTAGAACCATTCTTTGAACATCCAGAGATACAGGAATCAATTGAGACCATGGAGAAGCATAGATCTAGTGGTAGAACACACCAAGCACATCAAACAATGCATGGTAAGGAACTTCAATCAATCCTTAGAGAAGCAAAGAAAAGAGCTTGGAATATGTTGTTAGAGAATAGCCCTGAAGGTAGAGCATTAGATCAAGCTCATAAACTTAATAAGCTTGGAGATAAAGCTAGAATACAAGGCAACTATGAAAGAGACGAAGAGATAAATCAGAAGGTACAAGAATTTGAAAAACAGATGAAAGTTAAATAACCACCCATATTCCCAATTATAGCGACATGGCTGTTACACAAAACCAATACACAGGGAACGGTTCAACCGTTCTATTTTCATTTACATTCCCATATTTAGCAAGTACCGATGTCAAGGTTAAAGTTGACGGTACTGATACAACTGCATTTACCCTCGCCAACGCTACAACTGTACAGATGAACGCAGCTCCCGCTAACGGAGCTGTAGTCGTCGTTTACAGGAATACGGACAACGATAACAAGAAGGCTACATTCTATCCTGGTTCAGCGATTAAGGCGGAAGACTTAAATAATGACTTTGACCAAATTCTATATGTAGCACAGGAGGTTGATAATAACGCTTTAGATGCACTTGGTACTAGTCCTATGCAAGCTAATCTAAATATAGGCGGTCATAAATTAACTAACGTAGGTACACCTACAGCTGGTACTGATGCTGCAAATAAAACATATGTAGATACTCAGAATGCAGCAGGTGTTGATAGTGCTATAGCAGCAGGCACAGACCTCAGTAAATCCACATCAAGTGGTGTTACTACAATTGCTCATAACGTAACTGGTGCTAACCAAACAATTAATAATAGTAATGGTACTGTTTTACAAGATATTACTATTAGTGCTCAGGGTCACGTAACCTCAGTAGGGTCAACAGATCTTGATAATCGTTACTACACAAAGACTACTTTAGATGGTGGTCATTTTGATAGTAGGTACTACACAGAGACAGAGTTAAATGCTGGACAATTAAATAACCAGTACTATACAGAAACAGAACTAGATGCTGGTCAATTAGATAACAGGTATTATACAGAGACTGAATTAAATGCAGGTCAGCTAGATAACAGATACTACACTGAAGCTGAGCTTAATGCAGGTCAATTAGACACAAGATATTTTAGACAAGATAGTAGTGAAACAATTAGCCAAGG